TTGATTTCACCAATATTTGCTCCTGTCATAATCCCTTTTTAAATTGCTTGAGCGAGACTGTCTTATACTGAGTATCCTCCTTTTGTTTCGGCGTATCTAATCCTATAAAACCCCTTAATAATTCCGTATAAGTTTCAAGCTCCAGCGAATAAATATACTCTAAACTCCAGCCAGTCTTACCGATCAGATAGCAAATCTCTCTCGTGCCATTATCTATTTTTTTTTAGCAGTACTGGCACTGTGCATCCCCGCTTCTCCTAAAAGATCATTGATCTTAGCAAGATCAGAGAAATCTTTTGGATTCAAAGACTTTAGCCATGCTAGTCTGGTTTCGTAATCTTCATCGTATCCCGTCATTAAATAAGCCAAAGCCATAATGTTTGACATCGTACTATTGACAACATCTTTGACTTTGTCTGTAATTAATAGACTATCCTCGACTGTCATATGCCTAATTGTTATCGGTAATCCACAAAGTGTATCCTCAATTAAAGCCTTGTTTTTGACTGCTGGTAGATTCATTTTTAACCTATGTAATAACTAAATTAACTAGCTGCTGAAGTTGCTTCAAACATTGTTACGTCAGTTGCAACTACTGTTATTGAATGCTCGCCAAAAGTCTCCAAACTTGTCGCCAAGTTATCAACTGTGAACACTGCATTCGAGAACTGGAATTGTACTGATTCACTAACCGATTCGTCAGCATAGCAGGTTATATAAAATGTTGGAACTGATTGCTGCCCATCGACTACCGAGTATGACAAGCCACCAGATACCGCAGATGATCCACCAAAGAATAGTGAGGCAGTCTGTGATTGATGTCCTGCCACTTTAAAAGTAGCTCCGCATTTGAAATCTTTTCTTCTCAGTTGTCTGATCTTGATAGAATTCATTGCCTTCAATGGCATTTCTGTAAATGATTTATTGATTGTGATATCCTGAACATCAACAAGTTGCCCACCATTTACTGTGATATAACCCGTATTGAACAGGACACGTTCCCCAATCGGTGTTCCTGTCGATTGTAATGCTCCCATTTAGATTAAATAATAAATAAAAATTAGTTTCTCCCCCAAATATGAAACCTAACAACTTTGTGATGTAGTTGTCGGTCAGATTCGAGTAGATCAGTTGCCAAAGTTCTTCTTATCCAAAAGATGTTGTTTGGCGAACTAGTATAGTAATAGTTTAGCAAGTTATTTAGTCTCGTGTATATGTCCTCTACGTTTTGCCTTGATGTCCTTGAGAATATATGGAATTCTAAAACCATATCCTCCGAGTTTTGAGGTATAACTCTAGCTGGCGATCCCACTTCCTCGTAAGTGATACAAGGGAATGTCTCGAACTTGTTGGCATCAAATGGATATATATGCGTATCACTTGAGTTACCATCTAGTAAACTAAGCATAGTAGCGTCAGTCGATAGTTTTGTATATATAATACTAGTTTGTGTTTGCATCTTTAAATTCGTCAATTATAGCCTGAGTAGCATTATCTTTGCTAACCTCAAACCCATAAGTAAAAAAGTGGTGAGCCGGTCTTGGGGGAATCGTCACACTCTTAGCAAAATGTTCGCCCGATCCATCCGTCCAATGTAATGCCTTGCCATTTTTAGCTTTTATAGTTAGTGGTGCCGGATATCCGAACTCAACTAACATTGCGTAAGGGATTGTATTAGTAAATACTTTTCCATGAGCCGAATTCATGCTTGAATCTGTCTGCGCCTTAATCGAATTCTGTAACATTCCCGTCCTTACCGGAGTTGCATTATACACCTCTTCATGTATAACACTCGTGGACTTAATTATCGAATTCTGCATAGCCTCCCGAAATCTCTCCATCAATCGCGCCACTCCCTCTGGCATTGTATTTGTTACGTTATCCGTCATGGATTCTCAATAATAATTTCGTAATGATCTGTCCCACCACCTATTCCAAGCGCAGGATTGACTCCACTGGCAATACCTAAATATGTTGCCCCTTGATGAATCTTATCCTCTACTTCAGGGACATATAATGGCGGAATATAGATAATTGTAAAATTAACATCGCGCTCTGTGCTGACTCGATATTGGACTTTAGAGTTTGTGTTTTCAATTCTAGCTGGAATATTTGTGTATACAGTATTCCAAGTTTCCGTTTGTTCACCAATCGAGCCTTGAGTTCCAAGACTTCGCCTTGTAATTGTTATATTGGTATTGTAAATATTTATCATAGAGCCAGTCTAATCAGGTAAGGTTGCAATATCATTTTTATACTTTTTATTAACGGATCGTCTTCACCGCCAACTCTGGTTTCTGAATACGTCTGTGTTCTGAAAGAAGATACGCCACCCGCTGTGTTTGACATATTGTATAGGTAATCAACATACATGGCCGTAGCCATTTGGACTGGAGCGGGTACATCGTTTATTGCAACTCCCGTACTGTAATCAACATGATATCCTGAGGTAAATCTAAACCATAAATTTGTAGAAGCTCCCCAAACATAACTTGGAATCGTAACTTGAACATACGGATTAAGAACTGGTAACACTTTTACAATTCCTTCGTTTGGTGAAACCTGAAAGTATTGTTGTACAACTTGAGTCCACTTATCCACAACCTGAATCCATACACCGTCAACCGAAATTAATGGTCTGTTTTGTAGAGAATATGCCTTATAATCCCGAACCCAAAGATATTCATTTAAGAATATCTGATCCATTTGCTGTAGATTAAATTTTCTATTACACATCCTATTGACCGCCGCACAAGCCTGCATGATATAGAATTCAAGATAGGGCTGTTTTACTGGATCGTTATTGTAAGCAACAAGGTTCGGATATGACGTTGGTTGTATCCAGCAAGTAATTATATCGCTTGGATCACTAGGATTTATGACATCAACCCCATTTGGCCCGTATCCCATTTTGAAAGTTTAACATATATATTTAATTTTAAAGTTTTAGCTACTCTCTAGGCAACCACGATAATAATCTACAGTTTCGCTTATAACCTCCCAGATGTCCCTGTATTCAATAGGATACGGTTTGTTAGCCACAACCACACTTTCCTCACTTTCGCCTGCACGCATAGGAACTTCTATAAGTTCCGACTTACTCTTGCATACCCTAACGATATCTTGCGCTATATCCCAGACTTTGTATCCTTTGCCAGTTCCCGCCTCAAATATGTTTCCATAGGTTTTTTCGTTTAATAAGACATCACAAAGCACTTTCGCTACATCGCCAGCATAGACTAAATCCATAACCGAGCAATGATCACGGCCCCCGTACACATTAATAGGTTCGTTCCTTAAAGCATGGTTAATAAATGTCGGAACTATCTTATGAACCTTGCCCCATTTTTGATAAGGTCCCACAGCATTAAGCGTACGCACAACGTTAGCTGGAGTTCCAAAATATTTAGCGTACATTAAACAATACCTCTCCGCAGTAGTCTTTGAAATACTGTAAGGATTATTTTCATACCAGTTTCCCACCGCAATATTAACAAGCGGGGTTTTAAAATTGTCACAAGCATTCAATACATTTAAAGCACCCCCTATGTTGGTCTCGTTTAAAAGTTCTGCTTGTCTTATGTTCTCGGTCGTACCCAAAAGTCCAGCCAAATGAATAACTCCGTCAACGTGTTCAATCATTCCATAAACTCCGGCAGAATCTCGTATATCGGCCAAATAAATATCCACATCCTTAAGAATGGGGTTGTTAGATGTGTGACGCATAAGACCGACAACTTTGTGTCCTCTCTTTTGTAACTCCAGGATTGTATACCTCGCAATAAACCCATCAAGTCCCGTTACTGCCACTCTCATAATATTTTATTTAAAAACCAAGATAATTGTTTACGTCTAGGCTCTGGTGAGGTTAAAAGTTCCGCCATTGCTCTAGCCTGTACGCCTAATGTCTCGTATTCTTCGAGACTGATTGATTTAACCTTATTTAAAGCATCATCAACTGAATCCACAATAATCGCCGTATCCTCATTAACAAGATACTCACTAAACATAGAGGTCAAGAATGGTTTATACAAGATTACTGGAGTTTCAAGTAACATTGACTCCAATACTCCCTGCCCCCATGTCTCCGACCCCTTAAAACAAAGCGTGAACATACTTGATAGAATTTCATTAAATAATTGTGTTCTGGGTATTATCCCTTCACGTTCTAAGTGACCATAAAACTTAACCTCTCCGTATTTAGAAGCAAACTCATCTGCCATCCTTGCCCCATCAAGATATGGCGGGTGTGTGTGAAAATCGCTTATGTATGAGTTGATTCTTTTGTTTTGATAAGCTAATTCAAAATCCTTTTCTACCTCTGGTGTCCATGAAGGTCTGTTTAGATATAACATTTTATACTTAGCTTTGTTTTGCCTATGGAAAATCAGGTCGTGACTCATTACATAGTCCGCAGACTTTATGTACTTTCCATAATCATCTTGAGCCGTGATGTAGATTACCGCATCTTGACCGCCTCTATCGGCCTCCAACTTGTTCATATCGTTAAGCAATTGGCAGCATGGAATAATCATTGCTAATCTTGGAAGAGCCAAAAATTCTTCATAAGTAATAAATTTAATATTCGGATTCTTAAATTGAAGACAATCGGCATAAAAAGATATCCTACCCCAATTATTAGCTGGCATATAAACAGTACAACCGACAGCCTCTAAATCATCGAGCAGAGCCTGATCTACTCCAACATGATAATTTATGAAGAAAATATCTCTCATCTTTTAAATGGATAACGATTAGTAACTGCTGGATTTCCATACGCTAAAGCTCCCTCTTTTATGCTTTTAGTCACCACAGAACCGCAACCTATCATACAATTCTTATGTAGAATAATTCCGCAGCGTATAGTTGAGTTCGCACCAATAGCGACACCATCTTCTACAATAGTTTCACTCACTGACCAGTCAGTCTCTGATTTTAAACTTCCATCTGTATTTACAGCTCTAGGATAGAGGTCGTTAGTGAAACAAACGTGAGGACCAACGAACACACCGTTTCCAATCTTTACGCCGTGAAAAATAGAAGCATTATTCTGAATTTTACAGTTGTCCCCAATCTCTACGTTTGAATCTATATAAACTCCTTTAGCAATTACGCAGTTTTTACCTATCTTTGCACCGCTTCTTATAATGGCAAAATGCCAGATGTTAGTTCCCGCTCCTATCACCGAGTCCTCTACAATCGCCGTTGGATGTATCATAATTTGTTGTTTAATATTTTAAGTGCCAGAATAGCCGCTTTCACATTGCTCTCTGGTTCGTTTAGAAAGTAAATAAGTTCGTTTCTTAAAGACTCTCCTTGACATTTGTACGTTAAGATTTCTTGTCTGTCTTTTTGGTAAAAGGTTAAAGTCTGAGCTAATAGATCAATCATTACGTATCCTCTAGTTCCCGTAATCTCAATTCGTCTAATCTTTATGGGAGTAATCCAGTTTGTTTGAATGACCGCAATAACCCCACTACTATACCGAATTTCCATAGAGGCAATATCAGATACATTTCTTGGATTAACTATTCTTGATTGCTTCTCCACAAATTCGGGGTGTCCGCCTATAATCAAGTTAGCCAGATCTATATCATGTATTCCAAGATCAAGCATTACATCTGCTTTCATATAAGCAGGAGGGTTTATGCCTACCCTAACAGAACTAAACGAAAGTATATCTCCAAGCTTATCTCTCAGTTCTAAGAATTTTAGAATAGCAGGATTAAATCTCTCGACGTGACCAACAAAAACATTTGGGTATTCTTTTTCTATCATCTTCGCCTGCGTGATAGTTTCAGCAATCGGTTTTTCAAGCAGAATTCTTGTGTTTTTGTCCTGAATGGCTTTAATAGTATCAAGATGATATTTAGTGGGGGTCGCGATAACAACCGCATCGAACTTTTCTCCCTGTAGCATTTCACAAACCGAGGAATAGGTGGCACACGGTAGATTGTTCAGTTTAGCCGTATCTACATCGCAGACCGCATTACAGCTCGAAATTTCACTAAGTATTCGATAGTGATTCTTTCCCATGTTGCCGAAACCAATAACTGCGGTTTTAAGCTTCTTTAATTGTTCTTGCGATAAGTTCAACTTCGTCATTTGTTAGTAATGGATGAACTGGAATAGATAAAACTTCACCAGCAACTTGTTCCGCTTTAGAACAGCTTGCGTCTGATTCAAAATATGCGAATTTGTGTAGTGGTTTTGGATAATAAACCCCATAACCTATGCTTTTATTAGTTAAAGCGGTTATTATCTTCTCCCTATCTTTTGTACGAATTGTATATTGATGGAAAACGTGTCCAGCTACTAGCTCTGGCTTTATAACAGTATCGGGTAGATAATATTCATACATCTTAGCAATCTCTCTTCTCCTCTTTGTTATTGCATCCAGTTTATACATCTGCTCGATTCCAATAGAAGCAGCCAGATCAGTAAGTCTGTAATTATATCCAAGCATCTTATATTCATAGCGTTCTGCTTGGCCGTGATTTCTAAAGCTATCTATAAATTGTGCATACCCTTCATTATTTGTAGTTACCATGCCGCCCTCACCCGTAGTTACGTTCTTGGTTGCGTACATCGAGAAGCACCCTATATCAGCCAGATTTCCAGCCATTTTATCTCCATAACTAGCACCAATTGATTGTGCGGCATCCTCTATAACTACTAATCCGTGTTTTTTTGCAATCTTATTGATTGACGCATAATCCGCAGGTCTGCCATATAGATCAACTGCTAAGATTGCCTTAGTTCTATTAGTTATCGCCTTTTCAATTTCTTTTGGATCGATATTGAAACTATCGTCGATATCAACAAAAATAGGAGTACCACCAGCCATAAGTATAGAATTTGCTGTAGCCACAAACGTAAATGGTGTGGTTATTACCTCATATCCTCTGACGTTTACAGCCTCCAATGCACAATGTAGAGCGGCAGTTCCCGAATTAACAGCTAGTGCGTAATCGGTTTTAGTTGCTCCACAAAACATACCCTCTAACTGTCTAACAAGTGGACCACTAGCAATCATACCCGACTCCATAGTTTCAACTACCGCCTTGATTTCATCTTTACCTATATCTGGCTTTGAAATGTTAATCATGGAAATAATAAATGAAATAAATTATCCCGACGTTTGATATCGTTCATCTTTTCCTCAATATCTATTTGGCACTGCTTACTCATAGCTTCGTACTCCTCAAAAGTCATACTCTTTATTCTGTCTGCTAGTTCATCAACTGTATCGCAGATAAGCGAGTTACTCTTGTTTAAAAGATAATTAGAGTCATAAAGCATATACGACAGACTAGCAACTGGAGTCCCAAGTTGCATAGATTCAAGTACAGTACACCCACACCATCCTGCGGACTTGAAATAGACTTGAAACATCGCCTCGCTCATTACTCTGGACTTATCAAACAGATTTAACCACCCGTCCGGCTGGTCTGCACCATAATATTTTAGTGGTAGTATGTTTTGAAAAGCATCGGCAGCAGCAGGACCTTGTAAATCACGCTCTCTAAACTTGTTATACATTTGAAACAACTTTTTATCATCGAAACTTTTACGGATATCCTTTCCATGAAAAACAATTGTCGGTCTGTAAAAGTACCACATCTTACGACCAGTATAATTTCTGTAATGAGTCGGTTCATGACTTAACATTGGGTTGTCGTCAAAGTTCTCTAGTAAGTTCTCAAACTTAGTAGCAGGTATAAAAACAATCTTATCCCCATGGGTCATGCGTCTAAAAAAGTTAAACTGATCCGCAGTAAAAGCAAATAAGAATCCCGACGGTTTTGTTAGCCAGTCAATTACTGATATCTCCTCTACAAATTCGGATTCCGACGGATTCTCTGGTCCCATACCCCATCCCTTCGGACAATAAATCTCAAAGTGTAAAGCCTGTAGATCGTTTACTACAGCTTTGAAGTTCACTCCATGTATGTTTGGAACTAACGCTATTTTATTCATAAGTAATCCTCTATTTTGTTGAGTGGTACACTAATGTTACGAACGTTTGTCTGATCTTTATTCATTACGCTACCTATCAAAGCACCCTGACCAAGATCCACGTTGCCTACATAGATTTCGTTATTCATTTCAAATCTCATGTATTCTCCCCCCTTGTAAATATATCCACTTTTTCCTATAACTTTACGGATAGTTGGTTCTTCGACGCTTTCCTTTTGAAATTTTTTTGCTCTCATTAGAATTTAGAACTAAGATAATTTAATAACTGTTTACCAGTATTAATAACGCTATATTCTTCTCTTATCGTCTGCATGGCTAGTTTAGCTTTACGATTAGCCTCTTTGCGGTTTGTATACACCTCAAGCATTCTGTCGCAGAGTTCGTCAAAGTTTGGTTCGGCCCACATTTGATTAGTCGCCTTTAACGTGTCGGGGTACGCTTCTGGAGGTAACTTAGCCATTTTGTAACCTATTGGGTATGAATACGATTCGTCCATGAAGTCAGCAGGCCCGCTATAATTAGTACATATAACAGGTACACCAACGGACATCGCCTCAAGCGGTGGTAAGCCAAAACCCTCACCCCTTGTTGGAAATACAAAGCAGTCAATCTTATCGTAGAATTCTAATATCTTATCCTCAGGTGAAAACGCATCATTATTGATTGATATTCTGTCCCTACTAACCGCTGTCTTTGCCCAGTTAGCACCAAACTCTCCAAGTGTTTTAATATAGACGTGGACATTTGGGTACTTATCTTTAGGAAATGTTTTATCAAAAGCTCTAACAAGCAGATCAGTTCCTTTTCTAATTGTTAAAGTTCCAAGTATACCAAACACAAAATCATTATCATTTCTAGTTCTATCGTGTATAGGGTAATTTGGAAGCCAAAGGCCCAAAGGAACGACTTGAACGTGTCTCTTGACTCCACACTCCTCAAAGACTGTTTTCATGTAATTACAAGGCACAATAACACGTTCGCATCTCTCGTTAATTATATTTACCCATTCGTTGGGAATTTTAGAAGCTTCGAGCATTGTATAGCCGATAAATCTTTCAGCAATACGTTCCCCAAAGTTGTTAGCGGGGAAAAACTTAACATAGAACGAATCAATGGCATCTATTGGCTTATTAATTATATTTAGTAGATTTTTCGAGGCGTAATCCATGATAGTACCGTGCCATTGTCCGTTTATCGCTCTAAGATCACAAATCTCGTTTAAGCCCTCAATATACATCATCGAAGCACATCCGTAGCCGTTATTAAAGCCTATCGGTCCATCCCAGATCAGTTTTTTATGATCCTTAGTCCATGTATCGGGGTTAAAGGGAATAAAATTGGCTACCGGCATGGAGCCTCTGTCTAGTGAATAGTCGGGATTAATTTGGGTTATTCGTAATGCCACATCGTCTGGCATCTCACAAACTCCGTCTCTAAACTGATAATCAACACCATTAAACATTAAAAAGGTCGTTGGCGACTTTTTACTAATTACCTTCATAATTTCCTCCTATGAATCCTATGAATGATTTAAAAAATGGCCCAGCCATAGGAAACTAGGCCATTAATAAATTTTATCGCTTTAGCTATTTACAACGAAAGCCTCATTTAAGCATGATGGATATTAAATCTTTAAACTTAACGACCGGCGTCCAGCCAAGTTCGGTCCTAATCTTAGACGAATCACCACATAATAAATTGACCTCTGCCGGTCTGTAAAACTTGGGATCAATTCTTATCACGACCTTACCGTCTACTATGCCCTCCTCATCTGTACCGACACTATGGAAGAATAGTTTGATTCCCGCTTGTTTAAATGCTTCTTCACAGAATTCCCGAATTGTATGCGTTTCACCGGTAGATACAACATAATCAATTGGTTCTTTGTTTTGTAGCATTAGCCATATAGCTTTAACATATTCTTTAGCATATCCCCAGTCACGTCTCGAATCTAAATTACCTAAAAGTAACGGACTGCTAAAGTCTTGTTGTTTTATATAATCTACTATTTTCTTTGTTACAAACTCCGACCCTCTAAGCGAACTTTCATGGTTAAAAAGTATACCTGATACGGCAAATATACTATAACACTTTCTATAGTTATTAATTAGCCAATGGGATGCCAGTTTACTTATTCCGTAAGGGCTTTGGGGGTTGAATGGAGTTTTTTCGTTTTGTGGTGTTTCGACTACATCACCAAACATTTCAGATGTACTAGCTTGATATATCTTAGTCTTTGGTGAAAACTGCTTAATAGCTTCTAGTAAGTATAAAACACCTTTAGTGTTTGATTCAAAAGTGGAAGCGGCCTCATTAAATGAACTACCAACAAAAGACTGCGCCCCCAGATTGTATAATTCGTCTGGATGGTACTTTCTTATATTCTCGGTTACGTTAAACTGATCTGTTAGTTCTAAGTCTGATATTTCAACTTTATCATCAATTCCTAATTCGTGGAGTCTGCTATACGCCGATCTTGAAGATCGCCTATCACCACCAATAACTTTGTATCCTTTTTCAAGTAGTAATTCGGAGAGGTAAGCTCCATCTTGACCCGCGATTCCCGTAATGAAAGCAGTTTTCATATTTTGCGTATTAAAATATGTAACGTATTATAACACAAAAAGGGGTGTTTTATTCACCCCCTCTTGCTCAAATCTAAACACTCAAATTAGATTGCCGCTTCTGCGACATTCTCAATTTTTGCACACCATTTTTCTGCGGTGTTCTTTAGTGCAGTATATTCATTCACATAGAATGATCTGTAATCTGCAACTCTTCCTAGTTCCTCCATACCGATCTTCTTCAGATCACGCATTTCAATATATGGCATCGCCAATATGAAAACTGTAGAGGTTGTTGCTCCACTTGGAGTCGAACTTGCACCATTTTTTAATGGGTAAGTATTGCCTGGATTGATGAAAAAGTCTCCTACGACCTCTAGTTCACCGACCACAGTCGATATTTTCTTTACCAAGTTGCCTAATATTAGGTTCTGTCTATCATTACCGTTAATGATGACCTGTGAATACTGATTAAATAATTCATTAATATTTTGAGCCGTGTTGATAGAAGCAAAGATATGAGTAGCCATGCCACCATATTGAGCAATCAATCTTACTGCTTTGTTAATTAATGTTTTGCTAATTGGACCACCTAACGCATCAACTGTATTAGTCGAGATTAATTCATCAAGGCCAGCATATTGATAAAGACCTGCTGTATTAGCTGTCGTTGCGCTTGATCCCCAGAAGTCTAACCACTCTTCACCTTGAATGACTGCACGAGTCCCTTTTTCAACTTCAGCAGAATAAAGGTCAAGTAATGATTCGCCCTGTGCTTGTGCTAAACCTGTAACCGATCCGCTATATCCAACTGAGACATAAGGAATTGTCTTGGTTGTGTAAGCGGTTGTTCTTGCAGTTGGTAATGCACCATCTGCGTATACCATATCACGTGGGTTTGCAGCAGCAGAATAAAGTGAGCTTGCTGTATTGAATACAACAGCAGCACCTTGTCCTTGCGATCTTGCAACCATATCACGGAATGGTGTTCCTCGATTTACAATATTAACTATTACAGGATCGAGATCTTGTCTAACTGTCAGGGTTGAAGCTGAGGCTGCTGGCACGCTCGTTATGGAGCTTGTCGTGATACCTTTGCTCAACACTTGATCATAGCTGGCAAGAATCTTTTTTAATTCTTCCATTTCTATTATCTAAAAATATAAACCTCCTATGTCTATATAAAACTAGAGACTACATCCTGGAATGTCTTTGGTGTAGCTGCTTCAGATGCTCGCTCGTCAAAAGATTTCGCAGTTAATACTTTTGATTTCTTTTGTAGCGGAGTATCCTTTAGAACTTCAACATCGTCATTTATAGATTTCGTTACTCTAGTTAACGTCTCGAATGACTTTCCTATTTGGGAATGAACTTCTTTGTCTGACTCGACAAGAGCAGCAAGGGTTTCTTTCATACTGATAACTTCTTTAGCAAGTGCAGACATCATCTGCATCATTTCAGTATTAGAATCCTCCTCCTCTTCCTCTTCGTCATTCTCGTTTTCCGTTCCCTCTGGTTCATCTGACGCATTGGCGGCTTTATCTACGGATTTTGTTGCACATTTCTCTGCCTCTTTACTTGCACTCCAGTTTTCTGGAATTAGCTTCTCAAGTCCCAAAGATTTAGCTCTAGCTTTTATATGAGCTTTTGCTTTCTCAGGGTCTTTTGCTCTTCCAGACGCTTGGATAGCATTCTTGAGGTCTTTCTTGTTTGCGATTGGGAATGAACCATCGGGCATAGCATCACCTTTTGCGGCTTTGTTAGTCGTGGCATCTTCCTCTTCCTCATCCTTAGACTCCGCGTCTTTTGCATCTTCTTCATCTTCCTTTTCACTCTTTTTGGCTTTTGTTACTTCCTCTGGAGCTTCCTCTGAAGTTTCCTCGGTCTTGACCTCTGCTGGTGTATCCGATTCGCTAACCTCTGGAGTTACCTCGGGTTTCGATTCCTCAACAACAGCCTCAGTCTTAACCTCTGGTTTCACTTCTTCAGTTACCTCCATTGGTTCAGTTTGTGAAGCTTTTGTCATGTTATTTAGTAATAAATTAAAATTATTTTTTAATTGTTGATTGTATGATTTTGATATCACAGATAAAAATGATGGCGTGTAACTTGGTTCTGTCGTAATGCTTATTGCTCTCGGTAAAACCTTAGTGTATTCAGTTATCATTTTTTTAAGCTTATCTGACCAGACAGTTCTTGTTTCTGGTTGTGTTCCCTCAATTGAAAAAGCAAATTTCTTGCCTTTTTGTATTTGTTTGACCATGTACGGGACTGCTGGATGATCTTTATCTAACTTAGCCTTAATAAACATTGATTTTTGACCCTCGTTAGCCTTGTCATCCATTACTTCCGCGTCGACAACCTCGCCTACTTGTCCCAAGATTGGACCATTAGTCGGGTGTGCGTCAGTTAATGGCATTGCGTTTTTCTTAATTGAGTCAACAAAGTCATTCAATACGCTTTCATTCATTCTCTCATCATCCCTATCCTCAAGTGTGCCAGAGGCTATCCCATTAACGTATAGATCGCCTTTGTCATCTGAATAGGCTTTGATGATTTTAACGTGATACTTGAATCCGTCAATTGTGTTAATCATCTTTTCAAAATTATAAGATATATCTTAATTGTAAAATTTTAGCTACTCGCTAGACAACAAG